CAATAGATACAACGAGAGAATCCGATTGGTTGCACCCAAGTAAATTGAAATAGCCCAGCGCACTTCACAAAACACCATCCAGCTACGGCATTGTCATTGTCTTTAATTGAATCATTGCCGTATAAAACTGGCTTATTTTCAATCGTATTGATATACCGCATAGCAAAGGCATAAGCGGGATTTCTGATCAGCCATTTCACTTGCGACCAATAACCATAGCTATTGATGGCAATAAATGAATGATCTCCATCCAGGCTATTGTCTGGCGTTTGAAACCACGAAAGCCAATTAGGTAATCGTGGCCCAATACCCCAGAATCCATGATTGTCACACCATCCAACAGACTGAGTGGCAAACCTTGGAAGGACTAAGCTAAGTGGTAGCGCTATTAGTGTCATTGCAAGATTAAGTGGCACTAATACGGCGTAAACAAAGTAGATCATTACGCGCTAGCCTTTCTTAATATTTCTTGAGCCCATCGAAATCCGTTAATAAAACCATGCTCTTCTATTTCGCTGACGGGCAAACACTGCGTAGCGATCCAGTCTTGTAGCGCTTGTTCTGCACCTAGATCAGTTAATTCTTTATATTCAGATTTAATAATCCATTCCTGCGGAGCTGGTCTGTCATAAAGTGGCACAAGTCTTTGAAAGCCTAATGACTTGATGTACTCAATCTCTTCTGGAATATTTGCTCCCAATACATAATGCTCTGGGGTCTTAAAGCATTGGAAAGCAATTGGTACTTGTGAGTTCATTGCGCTAGTAACTGCTGGCATTACTTCTAGCTCTGCTGATACTCTGTCGTCAGTTGTGAATGTTGTCATTTCGATGTCCTAAGATCGCATAAAACAGGGAATAAATTAGATAGCCCAGGTAAACCCCCAGGAGTAAACCGCCAAGTAAGGTAGTGATTTCCAATGGCAATGAGGTTATCTGAGGGTTTAGCATTGGGCGTTTTTTGATATTTCTTATGTCCTTTTTTCATGTCAAAATGGAATGTCATCATCCATACCGCCAAGGCCACCAGCAGTCGCTTGAGCTGGAGTTACGCTGTGTCTGCTGTATCCTTCACTACCTTGATCTGATGGCTTGCCGCCTAACATTTGCATTGTTTCCAAACGAATTTCTGTGCTGTACTTTTCAACTCCAGCAGCATCGGTAAATTTGCGTGTTTGCAATTTACCCTCGCAATAGATCTGACTACCCTTTTTGAGGTATTGACCGCAGATCTCAGCCAACTTACCAAAGGCTGAAATACGATGCCATTCAGTCGCTTCTTTGGTTTCTCCTGATTGCTTGTCTTTCCACTTATCAGTAGTCGCTACGCTAAAGTTACATACCGCGTCGCCTGATGGCATATAACGGGTTTCTGGATCTTTTCCCAAATTTCCAACAACAATTACTTTATTGACTGATGCCATTTTATTTTCCTTAGTGACTGAGTTTTTCTGCTACTGCGTGAATCCTTGCGTTAAACCATCGTCGTATGCAATACGATCTGGCGACGCTAATAATTGTGTAAAGCAGGCCCATTACAAAATTAGCCTCAAGACTGATATGAAATCCAAACAAAGGAAAGATCAATAGATTGGCAATGTAGTTAATCCAAAATCCAATGAATACATTGATCCATGCCTCGATAAAAGATCCCAGCCTGGTCTGACTCATGGAGCGCCATCCTCAATGGTGTAGTGTTGAGGATTAAGACTGGCGTATTTATCAATGATTGCTGCCGCTTTTTGATTGAGTTCTGTATAAAACTCTTTGGATCGTGGTGGGCGATCATCTGTCCACATAGATTGAATCATTGCGTCACGCAGCACTACCAATGAGGTAATGGCCTTGGTAATATGGGATAGTCCGCTATCAGGATCGTAATCTTCTCCCTCCCACCAGGCCGTTAGATGACGATTAACTCCATCGTAATAAACCGAAGCCCGTACCCCAGCAATTCGATAGTTATGCCTTCCGTACTTACAAGCGCCTTCGAGCATTGCTACCCCAATTTCTGCCATCACATTTCCAGGAATGGTGGACATGGGTGCTTTTCTTGTGCCGACTATATCTTTTGGATTTGTTAGCTTGGTATTGCTCATTTTTTATTGATTCCATATTCAGCCTTTACGATGCGCTTGAGCGCCTGGTATTGCCCTCTAGTGGTATCAGCCGCCACTGTAATAGGAGCAGTGATACGCACCATTCGTTCTTTGGCAATACCATCCTCAACCATTCGGCTATTCGCGCCCATTTCTTTGTAAACCACTTGCTGCTTACCTTGAGTAAGACGACGGGCCATTTGGCGTAATGCTTTAGCTTTTTTAGCGTTCATATTTTTAATTAGCAAACTTAAATCGTGGGGCGCAAGTAATATCAACAACAATGTCTGCGTTCCAATTGTTGATCTTGCGTTTTGATTGAATCAATACTGCTCTCATACCTGATGATTCACATTCTTGAATAGCAATGATGACTTCATTACGCGACATTCCTTGAATTTCCTTTTCAAGAATGAGTGTCTGTTCTGGTGCTGCTGATTTGCTAGTACAAGCCAATAAGCTAAGTGCAGTTAATAAAGCAATGAGTGTTTTCATTTTGTTATCTTTCGTATTAGGTGGGGCTACTCGCTGCACGATTGCTTGTCCGTGATCAAGTAGTTCAATCGAATCCGCTTTCACCCCGTTGATTAAGCTGCTTTTAATTCAATTTCTTGAGTCAGTTTTTCAACATCAACAAGGAATTGATCTAGCTCTGTTTGGTATTCATTTAGCTCGGATTGAGTAGGTTCATATCTAAAGACAAACAACTTCAGCTTGTCTGGCATCGTTTCGCAATAACTTACAAAATCACAAAACTTTCTACCCGTAGTTAATAGGTTATGAATTACTTGGCCCTTGTACTCATTGGGTACTTTGTTATCTTGCATATACCCATAGTGAATAGCTGACATAGGGCATTTGTATTCCGCAATACCATCGTGATTGATAAATCCATCAACTGAGCAGCCAAACATTGATCCATCCTGGTAGCAAAATCCCGCCTCTTCTACCATCTCACCAGAATGAATCTCATGGGCCATGCGCGCAAAACGCTCTAATTCATTGCCACGCTCCATGTGGGCGTTTTTATACATGGCTTCAGTCGGTTTGCCAGTGATCCGCTCTAAAGCCAATTGAAAGCGATAGTTACGGCGCGTGGTGGCCTCTGTACCTTTGGTTTTACCTTTGGCAGTTACAGCACTGGCGTTTGATCCAGTGGCTTTACCAAGGCGATCTGCAAACCATTCTGGGCTGCCTTGCTCATGCGTAGAAATAATCAACATTAGGCTGCCTCGCTTTCCATTGGAATGGCTTTGAGTTCATTGCTGCGATCAGTGCAAGCCTGTTTAAATGATTTGTTGTCAAACTTAGCGGCAAGCATTTCTGCGTTACCAGCGGCATAAACTTCGCGCAGTTCTTCCAGGTTAGTTACTGATTCAACGGCAGCAAAGAGCTGATCTAAGCGCTCAACGCTAATAGTAGGTAGGTTAGGATCAACTACTTGCGCTTTGCCCATATCAACCTCTCTAATGCGGGCTGCTTCGTCTTCATCGTAGATACCAACAAACCCAAAAGCCAGGCGTGCGCATTGAATCATGGCTTTATGACGCAACATTCTTTTTGGGTGAGTAGTCCAAGGCCCGACATTGCGTTTACATTCGCTCATGTATTCCGTTACTTGGATAGGGTGGCTGCGATCTTTACGATAGATCTTGCAAGTGCATGACTCATCATCGATCTCAAAATCCATACCATCGAATTGCGGGTGATCATTCATAATGCGTGACCAGCCATCAACTCCGACTACGGGGACAATTCCATTGTTTTTATCTGGAAAAGCGTAGATCTCTTTTGTCCAAGGATTAAGGCCATATTGATTAGCTACGATCAATAGGGCAGTCATCTGGGCATCAGATACTTGCCCTTTAAATGCCGTTGCCTTAAGTGTTTCTAAGACATTGGCTTCTTCTCCCATGCCAAACTTGGCAGACAGATTCTTGCTTAGTGTGGTGAGTGCATTACTCATTTTTATCTTCCTTGATTAAAAAATTAAGCTATGAACGCAGGGCGTACAAGCTGTGCAACAAAATAAACGGCGGCAAAAGCAATGAAATACTTGAAATAGCGATCAGACTTTTGCTTAAAGGATTGCTCCGTGAAGAGCAGGCGTTCTGTTGGTGTTACTAAATCAATGTTTTTCATGGTTCTTACTTTCCGTATAAAGGGGTGAGCCGTAGTGGTGGCTTGCCAAGGGCACTAGACCTCGTCGTTGCCTTGTTACCATCGCCACCACTACTTCTCTGAACTGCAAATCGATTTACTACTCAATAGCTGCTGATTACTTGTGGCCTAGGCCTTATTTCATCTGCCACTGACGGATCGCTAATCCTTTGAATCACCTACAACTCGCCTTCGCTTCGGTGAATCAGTGTTGCTATGTAGTAAATACTAAACTAATGAAATAGAAAAGTAAAGTGTTTATTAAACAAATATGCGTGAATGCGCATAGGGATAACCCTAATACGTTAAAAATTTAGTATTAAAAAACCCGCCGCAGCGGGTTCATGGATGAAAGGGTGGATTGGTTACTTTTTATCAAGCCATTGCAAGATTGGGGTAAAAGCAATTATGAGCAAACCAAAGCTGATGGAGATGAAAATACTGGTCACGCCGCGAATGGTGGATCTATTTAGGTCGTAAATAAGCAGTTGAAATGTTGCTGGTAAAGCAACTAACCCCAAAGCAATACAAGCAATTTTGCGATTTGAATCTTTAGGAATCATTGCGCTTAACAATGAATTTAACCTATATCCAGCAAATTTTATTATTAAGAATATCAATCCATAAGCAATAGCCAGGATGCCTAATGCAATTAAAGCATTTTCATATTGAAAGTGTGGAGTAAATCCATAATTCTCAATGCAGTCATTTTTTCCAATAAACACTTTTCCAGATGCTTGAGCATCAACTAAGCATTGGTAGCCTTGTCTGGTTAAAGATACTCCCTGACCAGCGCTGTTGATAAATACTTCATGTTTTTGAAATGCAGAAATTTCAAAAATATTAAGTGTGGTGGCAG